CGCTGCCGGCAAGGCCGCGATGGCGGAGCGAGTCAGAGCGGACTGCAGGGTGGGCGCGTTGGACGCGAGAAGTCGGCGCAGCGGACCGGCGACGGTCAGGTTGACCCAAGCGTCTTTGCCTCCTGTCGTCCATTCTGATGGCCATTCTGGCACCTCGCCCCAGAACCGCCTGGCGCCATGCCTGGTAATGACGATCTGGGTGCCACGTCCGATCAGCCCGAAGAGCACGGACGTGGGGTTGCGCGGGCTGTACTTGCCGTCTAGATTGTTGATCGTCATCGATGCGTTGCCAGCGCGCACCTTGGTGTCGTTGGCGGCCCTTCCGCGCTGGATCTGGATGCCGGACTGGAAGCGTACGTCGCTGCTGATGTCCAGCAGCGCGCCGCTGGTGAGGAGGATGGAGACGGTGGGGGCGTCGGGGAACGACGGAGTGGTTGCGCCTCCCTCCCCCGCGGCGAAGAGTTGCCTACGCCGGTGCTGCCGGCGCGCGATCTCCGACCGGCGTAGGCGCCCCATCAGTTGGGTCCGAGGTTGGCCACTTGGTACTGGTGGAGAGTGATCGAGTTGCTGGCGCTGTTGACCGACCATTGGGCCGTGAGGTCGAGCTGGTTCGCCACCGTGCTGTCAAAACCGGTACCAACGGCCGGTGTAGCGGCCTGCCACGGCGCCGACGTCGCCGCGCCGGCAGCCGGCGCGGCTGATCCGACGTTGGCTTCGGACGTCCACAGGCCCTGGGCCATGAAGTTGGCCGTCGTGCTCGATCCCACCGCGCGCAGCGTCAACAGCAGGTCGAGGTACCAACCGACGTTGGTCTTGGACACGATGTTGAGCGCCAGCGCCTGGCTGGTTGCCACGGCAATGTTGGCCGTGGGACCCATCCTGAAGGTGAACGTCAGCGTGCCGGGTGAGGTCACCAGGGTGGAGATGCGACCGGCTGCGCGCACGTGCAGGGTCTGTCCCGGGACGCTCAGCCAGTTGGCCGGCATCGTGAGTTTGGCCTGTCCAGGGAGGAGGGAGGTGGCCGAGGTCGAGGAGGCCAGCGCCGCACCGTCGCCCTGGGCTGAGATGAGAAGTGGATAATCGCCGAGCATGAATGTCTCCCTAGCTGATTCCGAGGACGGATCCGTCTCCACCTTGAACGTGGACGTAGTCGCGGATGACCGCGGCGAGCGCGCGTCCGAAGTCTCCGGCGCCGGACGAGTCGATCACCAACTTGACGACCTGGACTCCGCCACCCCCCATGCCTGCCAGCATGCGCGCACTGTCGCCCGTGGTGTGCACCGTGGCGCCGGGGGGCAGGTCGACCACTTCGGGCCCGGCCTCGCCCACCACGGTTCGATTGGAGCGCACCCCTCCGGATGCCGCCGCACCAGTGACGCCACCATGGGCATTGAAGTGTCCAGGCATGGTGCCTTGCGTCGTCTGGTGCACGACGGTGTTCAGGTGGGTCGTGATGGTGATGCTCTTGTCGTAGAACTGATCCATGAAAGCTTTGGCAGCCGCTTTGGATCCCAACAGCTTACTGAGCAACGTTTCCAGAGCTCGCAACTGTCCATTGTAGACGTCCTGAGCCTGCCTGTATGCGGCGGCCGTGCCGTTGCCCGCGGCGATCGCTTTGTCGCGCTGCTGGACGTAGCCGCGGATGATGTCGTCGATCACGTGTACGTTCTGGGCGCCCTTGATGTTGTTGGCGTCGAGGGTTTTGCCGTTCTGCTTGAACGCGTCCGCCAGGCCCTGTAGGGCGATCGTGTTGTTGGCCTCAGCGTCATACATATCGAGCAAGCTGTTGGTGGCCTTGTCGAATTGGTTGTTCAGCTGCATGAAGTCGACTGCAGCCTTGGACGCCGCATTGCCAGCGTCCTGGGTGCCCTTCGCGGCTCCGCTGATCGCGTCCTGGTATTGGGGTAACCCGGCCTTCAGGTCGTCGATGCTGATGCCGGCCTTCTGCGCCTGCTGGGCGAGGTAGTCAAAGATCTTGGCAGCGCCGGCCGAATCGCCGCTATTGACCATGGAGGCCAGGGCAGCGTCGATACTGGAGATTCGCTCGCTGGCGTGCTGCAGCGATTCGTCGAAGACGCTGCCCAGGCCGGTCAGGTTCTCCGTGAAGCCGGCAATGGCGTTGCCGCTCTTGGCCATGCCGCCGGACCCGAGGGTGCCCAGGTCGTAGTCCAGGTGTTTCGTCACGTCCGACGTCTTGGTACCGGCGTCGGCCATGTCCTTCAGGGCCTTGGTGGTCTCGTTGACGCCGGTCGTATCGCTGTGTCCGAGGCTGGCTGCGGCGACCTGGACGGCAGCCAGCGCGATGGACACGATGCCAGCCGAGCGTGCCAACTTGCCCATCTTGGTGTCTGCCGAGAGCGCCCCTTCGCCCAGCTTGCCAAAGGCTTCCTTGGCCGCGATCACCCGGGGTGCCAGGATGACCACAGCCGCCCCCAGCGCCAGGGCCGCGAACGCGGTCGCCTGGAATGGGCCGGGCATCTTGGCGAAGACCGCCGCGGCGTCACCGGCCATGGCCGCGGCCTTGGCAAGCACGGGCAGGAATCCGGCGCCCAGCTTGGCTTTGGCGTCCTCGACCTGCGCGGCCATGATGCGTTGACTGTTGGCCAGGCCGTTGCTGGTCTGCTGGAAGTCGCCCGCCGTGGAGGAGGTTTGCTTCATGATCAGATTGACGCGGGCGGTCGCCAACTCGGTAGTGGTGAGCGCCTTGGCGGCTTGCTTGTGCGTCTCGGCCAACGCTTCGGCCTGCACGGCGGCCGCCGACAGCGTCACGCCATACTTCTCCAGCGGGTCGGACTCGCCGCGCAGTCCCGCCTGAATGGCTTCCAGAGCCTGAGGAACGCTGGTGTTGAACACGCTGGCCATGTCGGCCGCGCGCTTGGTGAGGTCGATAGTGCGGGCGCTCACGGTGCCCATGTCCATGCCGGTGTTCTTGAGCAGCGACCCCAGGGGAGTGATCGCCTCGTTGAACGCGCGCTGACTCAACCCGAACGACTCGGCGTTGGTCTTGCCCCAGTCCTCGATCTGCTTGGCCGAACTGCCGAACACCTTCTGTACGGCGTTGACCGACTCGCCCAAGCTGGAGGCAGCCTCCACCGTGCTGCTCACGAAGTCTTTCGCGCCGGCCGCCGCGTCCCTGAACAGGTCGGCCGTCAGGATTCCCTTGGCGCTGTCACCTATGCCTTTGATCCGCTTGTTGACCGAATCGATACCGGCCTGAGTGGTGTCCTTACTGGTGACAGTGATGGAGACGATGTTGTCTGCCAAGGGAATCCCGCTCCTATCCCAGTACTTCCATAGGAAGATAGTCGGGAATGTCCACTGTGGACTCTTCTGACTCCTGCGCCTCGCTCGAATCCTTGCTCTTGGTACCGGCGATGCCCGTCATCCAAGCATCGATGATGTCCAGCACCAGATCGATATCCTGGGAGAACAGGCCCTCCAAGGTGGTGGGCACGGGCAGGCCGGTCACCTCGTCCTCAAGATTCCAGGAGGAGAGCGACACAGAGAAGGCGGCGCACAGCTTATTGAAGTTGTTCATATTATTCAGCGTCGCTGTCGTGCTCTCCTCCCCCGCCGCGCCTTCCAGTTGCGAGATGGCGACGAACTGCTGCACCGTGCCACTCCGGCACATCACCTCAAGGCCCGCCAACTCGCCTTCGAAGACGAGTCGGTAGACCTTAGACTTGAATCGAAACCCCATGCGCTCTTCTCCCCCGCCCTACGCCCAGGTGGGGACGGTGCCATCGGCGAGCACGCCGGGGGCAGTCCAGGTGAGCGCGCCGTCCGCCGCACGCGTGAGCGAATAGTCGGTGAACAGCGTTTCGTTGGCCAAGGTCTTGCCACCGATGCCCAGCGACACGGTTCGCGCGATGGCCGCAGCCAGTGGCACGGTCCTGAACACGTCGTGGGCGCTGGGCGATGCTGCGAAGTTCGCCACACCGGTGAGCGTGATGGAGAAGTCTGCCAGCAGCAGCAGGCGCTCGAAAGCGCTCTTGTCGACACCGGTCACGTCCTGCACGGCACGTGGGGTGGCAAACTGAAAGTTCGTCACGTCGTTCTTGATGGCCTCGACCGCGCCGCTGTTGTCGTCCACCGACAGCGTGGTCCAAGCCAAGCCGGTCTGTTTTGCCACAGGTCACTCTCCCTTGGTCGGTACGTCCACTGTAGATGTGTTCTCGTATGAGCTGAACTGTTCGTCGACGTATAGCTTCACCGTGACCGTCGTCGGCGCGTTCACATCGCGCTCAACCGTGTACGCGCCGATGTGGTTCTTGGGGTTCAGCGACGACCCGATGCGCATGATCAGGGCAGCCACCTCGTCATCGAGAACCATTCCGCGCGCTCCACTAACCTTGCCCATCTAGCGCCTCCTCATATACACAACTATCAATGTTATGAATATCCCCAGCGCCAGTGGAACGAATACACAGGTCGCGAATATGGCCACGTGCCACAGGTCGAGCGCGCCCATGCTGCTCTCCTCCCCCTGGGCTCAGCCGGCCTGGTGCGCGTCCGCGACGCGCTGTTGGTGGCTGGCGAAGTCGTCCACCCAGTCCTCGGCGCGCATGAGGGTGGCGCTGTCGTGACGCTCGCGCGCCGACGTGCGCCAGTCGCCTCCACGCACGAAGTAGAAAGGCTCGCGCTCCAATGCCTTGGTGTGCAAGCCGTTGAGCCCGTCGAAGCACGTCTGTCCAGCCGCAAAGGTGAAGGTGACCGCATCGCCATTCATATCGAGGGAATAGGAAAGCCCGCTGTGCAGCCTGATCCAGTTGGCCGCCGCGGCGTGCTCAGGCACGGAGACGTCCAACAGCGTGCACCAGCCACGCGCCTGCCGCTCGCAGGCGACCTCGGCGCAGGTGGCGCGGCGCCGGTGCGTAGAGATGGGTGCGGCCAGGCCGTAGGTCTTCATGGTGTGCTCGGGAAGATAGGCGGCAACCCGGTTGAGTCCGAACGGATCCACTGTGTACTCCTCTCCTAGAAGACCGGCGCGACGGTGTTACGAATGAACGACACCAGGAAGGTGGCCGAGGTAAAGGTTCCGGAGGTGACGACGCGGATGTAGCGGCGCACGGTGTCCGTAGCGCCGCCCGCCAGGCGCTGCCAGGCGGGCGCGCCGCCGCTGGTGACAGAGGTGAAGGCCCCGCCCAGCAGGTTGGCGAACGCGGCGTTGTCGGCGCTGTCCTGCAGCGTGACCACGACGTTGGTACCCACGACAGCCGAGACGTGCAGGTATGCCTGCCAGCCGAACGCCGTACTCACCGTGGTGAAGTCGACCCCGGTGCCGTTGGTACCCGACGTGTCGGTCTGCAGGCCGGCGCTGACCTGCGCGCCCCACTCCAGCCCAAAGCCGTTGCTGACGGCGCTCACGGCGAGGGTGAACGACCCATCCTTGCCCCTGGTGCCGTCGTATCCGATCTGCTTGGCCTGCAGGTTGGCTGCGGGGGCGCCCAGAGCGAACCCATGGCAGTAGGTGACCAGCGTGTCCACCGTGGGCAGCGCTGCGAAGGTGGCGTGCGAAGCGCCGACAGCGGAATCGAAGTATGCAACGAGATCGATCTCTCCGTTGACCAGGCCGAGTGCGCGAGCATGCGCGTACTGAGTGATGTCGGTCAACTCGATCAGCGTGGGACTGCCACCCCCCACGCGCCCGATCGACTGAATGTCGCCACCCAGGCTGCGCCCGCCCACCAACAGTTGGTCGCCCAGGCCAGAGGTCTTTGCCATGTCAGTTCACCTGTGTCCATACGGCATCGATAAGTACGGGTATCTGCAGGTCGAGCACGCGAAACTTCTTGCCGTCCTGGTCGACGTAGCCAGCCTGGGCCGCTAGCTGAACCCCGGCCATGCCGAAGACATCGATGTCCAGCGCGTGACCGCCGACGCTGAGGTCGCCCATCATCGCGTCGATGAACAGATCCAGGGCGTCCAACAGGTTGGGGTCGATGCCGTCCTGCGGTTCGGCCAGGAAGTTGGACTGCAGGCGTGCCAGGAACACCACGCGCACCGCGGTCTTGTCGAGCCCAGACGTGCGTGGGTCGGGGGCGATCGTCTGCAGCCAGACAGAGCAGTAGAGCCCGCGGCCTGGGGCCGACTTCGCCTCGTGGGTGTTGACGCGTTCAAACACGCCCAGACGCTGGGCGTGGCTGATGATCACATCGAGGATCTGGCGGGACTGCCCCAGCATGGTCATAGCGACCCAATCCGGCGCGCGATGGCCTTGGCGACAACCTGCGCCGCGCGCAGGTTGAGCGCCTGGGTGACGCGCCGGTAGGTGGCGTAGCCCTTGAACCGGCTGGTGCGGTTGCGCGAGCCCAGACCCTCGATCCATGAGCCGTAGATCACACCACCGTCGTCGACGATGAAGTCGGCACCGACCGGTCGCACCCTGACGCCTCCCTCCAAACGCATGGTGGGGTGAGTGCGTAGTACGTCGCTGAAGACCTGCAGGATGTTGACCTTGGCATCGTCGCCCAGCTGGACGAGTCCTTCGTGCGTGCCGGCCACGATGGCGCGCTGCAGCTGGCCGTTGAACACCGGCCCGATCGCCGTGACGCTGACGTTGAACCCCTCGCCGGTCATCAGACGCTCGCCGTCCGTCCGCGCCGGCCGCACGCCGCGATGGCGTCCTGTTCGAGCTCTTTGATGCCGCGGCCGACCCACTCCCGCTGGGCGTCGGACGTGCCGATCACGCGGGCGTACCCCGATCCCTCCTGCAGCAGCTCATTGAGCGCGTAGGCGATCGTGAGCGCGACGACCGGCCCGGGGTAGGTCTGCACCACGATGGGCGCGCTGATGAGGTGAGTGGCCGCCGTGGTGCCCAGCGCGCCGCGCTGCACGGTCGCCAGGCGCGGCGCGTACGCGGTGTCGCCGTTGGTGTGCGTCGCCAGGGTGCTGCCGTCGTACGCGCGCTTGACCACGAGCGTGTTGCCGGCCACGTCCTCGACCAACATCCGCTCGCTGCCAATCGTGATGACCTCGCCAATCACGTACAGCGCGCCGTTGCCGACGCTAGCTGAAGTGGCTGAATTTAGGCTGGCCATGTCCGTGGTGATGGTCGAGACGGAGGAGAGCGCCTTGCCGGTGACGATCAGGCGCTCGTTGTCGATGGTGAGCAGTGAGCCGACGCCAACGCTCGCGCTGTCGCTGATCGTGCAGGTGGTCGCCGTGGTGGTTGTGATGGCGACGGCGAGCGTGCCGGCGGCCGCCGTGACCAGCTGGTAGCCGAACACGCCGGTGAGCGCGAGGGAGCGCTGATAGGTGTTGCCGGCCGAGAAGCTGGCCACCGTGCCGAGGTTGATCTCAAGCAGCGTGTACGGGGGCTCCTCAAGGCCATCCGCGCGGCGCAGGAAGTAGTTGGCCGGCGCGATGATGGTCCCGCCTGAGGTGAGCGTCGTCAGCGAGATCAGCTCGTAAGGGAAGTCCAGCCAGAGGCGCTGGGGCTCGGCGTAGTCGCGGTTCGGCCAGTCGCGGTAGCGCGTGGTGATCTCGGGATAGAAGCGACGATGGAGGAGACCCTCAACGTTGCGGGACCCGAACTCCACGGCGCGGTCGACGCGGGCGTTGTCGCGCGCGGTCTCCACGCTGTCCAGGGCGGCCTTGACCGCCTCACGGGTCGCGTAAGCGATCCCCATACCCTCGCCTTGCTTTCTGGCCTAGCGCCCTACGCGGGCGCGGGTGGTGGTGCTGAGCTGATCGTAGTGCCTTTACATCACGACTGGGCCGTGCGGCTGGCTCGGGTCCTGCGACTGGAGAGTGAGGTTGCCCCTGGTGCCGGTCCAGATCTCGCCACCCCACTGACAGTGGTACGCCCCGCCGGGGGCAGGCTGGAGTGGCTCGCCGTCGTTGGGGCACGCCTGGGGCTTCATGTCAGCGACGCGCCGCGTGTCTTCCTCGGCCGCCCTGAGTTGGCCCAGTAGCTGGGCCCAGCTCATCCCGACGCGCCGGCGCGGCGAAACGCGGGGTCGATGAGGTCGCCGCGGCGCACGAGCTTGATTCGGCCCTCGTGCATCACCTTGACCAGCTCGTCCGTAGCGTCGACCCTCGTGGACGTGGCTGCCTTAATTGTTGCGGCCATGCCTGCCTCCTCGTTGAAGACTCGAGTCTCCCTGCCCCCGCGAAAAAAGCAGGGAGACTCGAGTCTTTTGTTACTCCTGACCTTCCGGAACGATCAGGTCATTGCCGTCCGAAGCGACGGGGTAGACCTCTTCGGACTCCGGCTCCAGCTCGTCGTCGCGAGCCTCGGGGCCGTCCTTCCGCTCAACCGGGGGTGCCACCCACTGGCCACGCCCCTCGTCCCAATGTGTGAAGCCGTTCTTCTCGGCCAGCTTGGGATCATCGGTCGCGTCGATCTTGTCGTCTTCGATAGCCATTGCCGCTTTCCTCCTAGGCGTTGACGAGAGTGGCGCCGTCTGTCAGCGGTACCCACGTGCAATACCAGGTAATCACGCCGTCCGTGCCTGCGGACACCGACTGAATTTTGCCGATGGACACCGGGCATGGGCCAAGCGCCACGCCGTAGCCAATCGACATCAGCTTGCGTGGGGCCGTGGTGGTGTCCAGCCCGAACGTGAGTAGCGTGCCGGCCACCGTATCCGTGGTGCCGATGTCGGTCGCGGCGCACAGGTCCTGCGCCGCACCGGTCGTCGGAGTCACCTGCAGCTTGTAGGAGTTGGCCACCGTGATAGTCGTGGTGACCTTTCCCCAGAGCGCGGTGACCAGCACCTCGCCGCCGGCAACGATAAACAGGTCGACAGTGGTCGCCGCAAGGGTGCCGGTCGACTTGCTGACCACCGGCGAACCGAGTACGGCATTGCGGAATGCGCTTGCACTGTTGAGGACGGCCATTAGACGTTCGCCGCCCCGGGACGCAGGAGGTTGGGGAGGTTAGCCGGCTTGCGCTGTGCGCCGAGATCGTGCAGCACGCCGATGCAGAAGCCAAGACGCGAGCCACCGGACCCTGGGTCAGCGAAGTTGAGACTGACGTGGGTGTAGGTGTCGCCCAGCTGGTCGGCGCCGACGTAGACGGCGAAAAGCACCTGTTTGGTCGCGTACGTCGCGCCCAGCAGGGTGATGACGCCACCCTCGGCCTGTGCGACCTCGACCCACGACTCGTCGTTGTCCAACGAGACTTCCGACTTGACCCAGTACGCGGTGATACCGGTCGAGGTCGCAACGCTGGCGGAGGCGAGCGTGGAGCTCGTACCGGCGGTGTAGGCCGTGTGCTGCTGGATGGTCATGACGTCATCGTCCGAACCACCACCGGCGACGGCCAGGCCGACGACGAACGTGATGCCGGTCGCCACGCTCATGTTGAACCGAACGCCGGTCGCGCCGGCCGTGTTGAGATCAACGGGCGCGAAATCGAGCCCGAAGTCGAAGAGCCTGCCAAGACCCCTCATTGCTGCCATGGTGCTTTCCTCCCCCGCCCGGGGTTCGAATGCCAGGCGAGTAGACCCTACTCCCGGACGATCCGGGTACGGGCTAGAGCGTGCGCGCCGGCCGATCTGTGAGCGCGCCGGCGCGCCTCGTGCGTTGGCCTAGCGCGTGGCCAGCTGAACGAAAGGACTGAGCGAAGCGCTGTTGTTGTGCGGGGTAAGCGCGCTGTTCAGCCAGGGGCGGCCGTCGTTGCGCGCGATCGCCCGGAAGGACGTCTTGTCGCTGGTGAATTTCACGTGCGGGGAGCTGTCGATGGTCATCGTCTGGTAGTCACCGATGAGGTACATCGAGAAGTCCACAAAGGACAGATCACCCTGCGTGCCCAGCGCTGCCGGCGCCTTCTCCGACATGATGACCGGGCGGCCCAGCAGGGTGAGGATGGGCGTCTGCGTTCCGTTGGTCAGCCAGATGGCCGAACCGCCGATCCCCACCGTCAGCGCCATCGTAGCGAGTTGTGCGAAGGTGTCCGGCGAGGCCACCCAAACGGCGTTGGCCACCGACTGGGGCAGCATCCGCGCATACATGTCGATGATGTTTTCCCAGACGATGGTGCTCGCGGCCTGGCCGGAGCGCCCCGAGATGACCAACAGCGCGAGATTGCTTGCGCTCAGCGCGCCGAGCGGCTGGCCAGCTCCGTTGCCGGTGAGGAAATCGACGTCCTCGAAGAAACCCATCGCCGCGGGCAGGGTCGCGTCGATGAACGCGCCGAACGCTCCCCAGTCGCGCACCAGCTCGTTGGGCACGTGGGCGAGGGCGGTCTGCTTGGTGACGTCCAGCTTGATCGACTGGAAAGTCGCCTGCGACTCGGTGAGCTCGGCGCCTTCCTCAGTACGGTAGACCACCACGCCACCGAAGATCGAGCTGACGCGCGAGGTCTCATCGATCGACGGGATATGCAGGCGAGGAGAGCCCATCGGGATGACCGTCGCGCGCGGGCGCACAACGGCGTTCTCCATCTGCAGTCGCAGCAGCTGGGTACGGAACTCCTCCGGCACGAGGAAACCACCCTCGCTGGGAACCTTCTCGCTGTAGTTGCGCAGCTTCTCGAACCGCACCGCAGCGTCACCCTGCAGGCCGCCGCGGTTGGCGTTGAACACGTCCTGCATCATCGTGTAGAGGTCGGGATACAGGCCGTTCAGCGGGGCGCCGGTAGCGCGCGGGTTGTTGAACACCGGCGAGGGGCGCGAGCCAGCCGTCTTGGAGACATCCATGTCGAGCTTGAGCGCCGAGCGGTTCATCGCCCCGGCGTTTTCCTTCAGCCAGTCGGTCATAGTGGCTTCGGTCTGCTCTTTGACCTGGTTCAGCAGGTCGGTACGCTCGCTGTTCTGGGCGTCGACGTAGCTCGCGAGGTTGTTCTTGAAACTGCCGTCCTGGTGGGCCTGAGCGAACTTCTCAGGCGTGTCGAGGCCGTCGAGGTAGCTCCTCCATTCGGCAGTGGTCTTGGGAGTCGCGCCGGACGGCTTGTCGAGCACGGGCGCGGCACGGTTGAACGCGCGCCCCACGTGGGACGGATTGAGGGCATAGCGCGCCAGAAGGCGACGCTGGGCCCGGTTGAGCGTGGTCATGCGACGCCCTTTCATAGCGAGAAGATCTCACCCATCGTAGTTGCGAGGTCTTGTGCGTTCCATTCCTTGATGCCGGCGCCAGCCGGCCGTGCGCCCGGGGTGACGAGCGCGCGAGCGTCCGTCGCGCCTTCCTCTCCCGGCCTGGCCGCGATCGTATCGGCGAGGCCAGCCGTGATGGCCGCGTCCGCGCTATACCACGTTCCATCGGCGCCGGCCTGCATGGCTGCGCGCCAAGTGGCCGTGCTCTTCCCCGAACGCTCGGCGTAGATTGAGGCGATATTGTCGCTGAGATCGTCCAGCAGGGCGGCCATGGCGATCATGTCGCGCGCGTTCCCCACCGCCAGCCCGTGCGCATCGTGGATCATGATGCGCGCGTTCTTGGCGACGACGCGCTCGTTGGCCGCCTGGATTACGAAGCTGGCAGCACTAGCCGCGATGCCGTCCACCGTTGCGCGCACGTGGCCGGGGTGCTGCACGAGCGCCTCATAGATGGACAGTCCGTCGAAGACTTCGCCACCCTCGCAGTTGACGTGCAGGTCGAGCGGGCCGGTCCCCGCGGCGCGCAGATCGGACACGAAGTCCTGGGCGGTGACGCCCCACTCACCGATCATGTCGTACAGCTCCACGCGCACACCGGTGCCGGCCGTGTTCGTGAAGCGATACCATGATCGTCCGTCACGGGTGCGGTTCGATTTCTGGGCCCGGGTGCGCGCCTGATCGGCCAGGTTGCGGAGGCGGGCGAGATCAACTGCCATAGCTGGCTCCAACCAGATTGGGTTGCGATTGCGGCGCGAGAACACCGGCGTGCCGCATGGGAGGAAGGCCACAGACGATCGCCGCGTCGTCCGGGTTCACGCCGGCGCGCACCAGCACGCTGTAGGCCGTGGTCTTCGACGCACGCTCGGCGTTGTCCGCCTCAAGATCTTCTGGCACGGGTGAGGTGTAGACGAACTCATAACCCTTGCCCATGTCTCCGAACAGTGGCAAGAAGTCACTGTTGAGCGCGCCCTTGAACCGGTCGGCACGAGGAACGAGCAGACGGCGCGCAAACGATACGTCAGCGGCCTCAGCGTTGGCGCGGTTGACATCCTCGCTCAAGCCCAGAATGTGGCCGTGTACCCCGAACGCCTCGCGCAGTACCTCCCTGCCGACGTTCTGCAGCTCGACGAATTGCATATCGCGCTGGGTCACCGTGCTGCTCTTCCAGCTGGCG